AAAAGCCTTTGCATCTTGTACATCTCTCGTGGGATGTCCATACCAAGGTCCAGCAACGTGAAACGCGATGCGTTGTTGCTGGCTGGTTGCCCTGTGCTGCGACGTTGGCAGGTGTTTTGTCGGACGGTTGGGAAACCCTTCGGGGTTTCCTTTCCAGTGCCTACACCTTCTGGTCGAACGGCTCAGGATCGCTTGAGTTGGCTGAAGTCCTTTTGTGAGTTGGGACTTCAGACTCCTAGTCTTCATCCGTGGCATGAATTCATGGGACGGGCTCGGTTATCTTCGGATAGCCGTCGGTCTGTCTTCATGTCACTATTTCTTTTCCGGAAGGTTTTGCCATCACCTCGGCCAAACCTCGAGTCTTATGCTAAGCGAATGTCGGAGCCTTCTCCCCAACCCGATCAGGGTTTTCTCCGATACATAAGACGGACAGTGCCTAAGCTGTTCCCTCCCGGCTGGGATTTGACTTTGTACCCGAATGCTTGTCTTTCGTCTACATTGCCGATCAAATCGTGTCGGACTCGAGGTTTGTCCGAGGGTGGTTCTAGAGCTGAATATCTATTGAATGGTGTTAGTTCCTCAGACTTGCCATCTGAGTTTGCGGCTTCTCCGTTGGAGTTGCAACATGCCATTCAGAAGGCGAACTCTTGTCATGGTTGGACAAGGCATCAAGTGTTCGTCTTGGAAGCTCTCACGAGGGAGAGTCCTATAGATATTTGTCCGTCCAGACTTCGGTCTGTCGAGACGGGGGGTAAGTGGAGGACGATTAGCGTTGGTGACGTTAATTGTAATTTAGCTAGGCCTCTACATACCGCTATCTATAACCACATTTCACGCTTCAAGTGGCTTTTGCGAGGGGACGCTAAGCCGCGGAGGTTTGCTGAGTTTGTGCCTCAACCAGGTCAAGTTTTTGTCAGTGGCGACTATGAATCTGCTACTGATAATCTTAATGGTTGGGTTCAACGTGAGTTGTTGGACCTGATCCTTAACCAGGCGACTCAGATCCCGAGAGGGATTGCAGACCTCGGTAGACAGTTGCTCCGGACTCCCATGCAGTGGGAGGATGATGGCCCGGTTGTCTATCAGGAGCGTGGTCAATTGATGGGAAATCTTGTTAGCTTCCCTCTCCTCTGCCTCGTTAATTATCTGGCTTTCAGGTATTTTTCGGGGTCGAGTGGACCCGTCCGCATCAACGGGGACGATATAGTATTCCGCGGAACCATGGCGGAGTATGATCGTTGGAGGGCGGGGGTTAACAGATCCGGTCTAGTCCTTTCACCCGGGAAGACGATGGTTGATCGTCGTTACTTTTCACTGAATAGTACTCTTTTCAAAGCTTTTGATCGAAGGGTTGATATAGTACCCTGTATCCGCTCCGCTGCTTTCGGTCTTCGGACTGATTGCGGTGGTGTGGAAACTCTGCGGGGGAGGTACAGTTCGTTCTGCCCTGGGTTTTTTGGATCCAGGCGATCACTGCTTCGGGTTGAGTTCTTGAAGTGGAATGCTAAGTATATCCTGTCTTCGGACAGGTCTATTTCCCGTGGACTAGGTCTTCCTGTCTACCGTCATGAGCTTATTCATAGCCACCTCTGGGATCGAGAGGCCCATTACCTCTCCATGGAGGTCGAAAGACCTCTTCCTGTTTCGAAAGGGCATTTGGAACAGGATAAGGTCCCGGAGGGTTGGGAGCTACTTGAGGTAGACAAGCTGACAAAGAAGATGCGCGAAAACCTCCGTCTGATTGGGCCCGAGTTTATAGCTTGTGCCTGGTCGGATCCTAAACGCGTTGGAGGTTTGGACAAATTCGATTACAAAGCCGAGGTTGTTAGGACGGGTTCTGGTCCTTTCCTCGGCCACTGCAGGAGGCCGCTAAAACGGTTGGCTGCCTTGCTGGGGTTGTCTCCGGCCAATGCTAGGCGCTACCTCACACCTCGTGTGAGGCGTCCGGTGGAGTATTGGTGGAGGCGTAATCGGATTCGAGTGTGGCAACCAGTCAGTCCCTCACGGGTTACTGAATCGCGCCAAGAGAGTGATGAGGTTGTGGAGGTTGTGCATGGTTGTTTCCGTGCGTTTCCTCCGCCTCCTTGTCTTTGTGAACAGTGATAGGCCAGCTCTGGCGGAGGGGACTATGGGCCCCGACCACCTGCGGCGTTGCCTTCGGGCCTGTAGGTGGGGACGGACCTTTAGTGGATTCTAAAGGTACGGGAATCGTAAGATTGCTGCGTAACAGGCGGAGTCGAAACGTCTCCTCGGCCACGAGTACGTGGTAGCAGCTGTGACGCGGGTTGGAACCCCGTGATTAACACCCGGTAAGTTGTCGTCTGCGTCCGACCCTTCCGTAAGGGAGTGATGGGCTAGCGTCAGAGCAAAGTGAGATGGGCCGAAGCCTCTCGACAATGTCTTCCAT